GTTAAAGGAGTTCAAGATACAATTCAGTTAACAAACAAACAACTTTCGGAATTAAATTTCGAAAAAGCAGGAGTAACAATTCCTTCAAAACTTAAAAAAGTATAATGGGATTAACAGGAGCTAATAATATAAAAAGATCAAAAGGTTCTGGAATACTTACAGGACTTGGAGCAGTATTAGGAGGACCAGTCGGAGGACTGGTCGGTTCCCTAGCCTCTTCATTATTAGGTAATAGAGGAGCTAAACGAAGACAACAAGCTGCAGATGCTCAGAATATAAAATTCTGGGAAATGCAAAACGCTTATAATACACCTAAAGCACAAATGGGTAGACTTAAAGATGCTGGATTAAATCCTAATCTTATATATGGTTCAAACGCAAATACTGGCATAGCTGGTTCAGTATCACCATCAAAAGCATCACCTTACAATGTTCAAAACCCTGTACCATCTGCTGTACAAACTGCACTTAGTGTTGCACAAATTAAAAACATAGATTCTATAACAAATAAAAATGACGCTGAAACTGCAAGAACTTTAGGTCTTACACCTTTTCAAGTAAATACAGCTTTATCAAAAGCAGATCAAGCTAAACAACAAGCAATAGCAGAAAAGATAAAAACATCTGTTTTATCTATAACAAAACAAGATCAAATAAATAAAATTGTAGAAGAAGCTTTATTAGCTAAAGCAAATAAATCAAAAGCAGAAGCAGAAACAGAATACACAAAAAAAATGCTAAAAATTAATATTAACCCAAAATCTGGTTTAGGTTCACAAATTAACCAATTTATATTCGGTACAGCAAACGACGCGATCGATTATTTCAGATCAGGTGAATGGAAAAATTCATCACTATTTAACTAATTAACTATGAGTATATTCAGTAAAGTGGCTATGCCACGACCACAAACAAACACATTTGATCTATCCCACGATAGAAAATTCTCCGGAAAAATCGGAGAGTTAATGCCAATCACTGTCATGGAAGCAGTTCCAGGAGACAAATTCAACATTAAAGCGACAAACTTAACAAGATTTGCGCCATTAATTACACCAATAATGCATCAAGCATCAGTATACTGTCATTTCTTCTTTGTACCAAATAGAATATTATGGTCAAACTGGGAAGACTTTATATCAGGTGGAGAAGACGGTCTTGCAGACCCAACATTTCCAACAATAAACATCACAACATCATCTAACGGTTATGCCGTAGGAGCTTTAGCAGATTATTTAGGATTACCAACAGGTTCACAAATGTCTAACGTATCAGCAATGCCATTTGCCGCATATCAAAAAATATATGATGATTATTACAGAGATGAAAACCTAATAGACAAAGTAGATGTTACTTTATCAGACGGAACACAAACAGGAGCTGACACTATAGAATTAGGTACAATGCGAAAAAGAGCATGGCAACATGATTACTTCACCTCTGCCCTTCCTTGGACACAAAGAGGACCAGAAGCAACAATCCCATTAGGAACATCAGCGCCAATTAATTGGCAAGAAGCACCAGGTCAAGAAGACCAACTTAGATATTCAGTTAATGGTAACGCAGTATCTAATTTCGATTCTTCAAGTGCTACTCCATTACAATCTAATTCCGGTGGTAACTTATATACAAATCAACCTGGTGGACCATCACCATCATTTGTATCTTGGGATAATTCAGATCATTTATATGCAGATTTATCAGGTGCAACAGCATCATCAATAAACGACTTAAGAAGAGCATTNNAGATTACAAGAATGGTTAGAAAGAAACGCAAGAGGCGGTGCAAGATATATTGAAATTATTATGGCACACTTTGGAGTTAGATCATCAGACGCCAGATTACAAAGACCAGAGTTCCTTGGCGGGTCTGCTACCCCAATTACCATAAGTGAAGTTTTGCAAACATCTGCAAACAATACAGAGCCGACCCCTCAGGGAAACATGGCAGGACATGGAGTATCAGTAGGTAGTTCTAATTATGTATCATACAAGTGCGAAGAGCACGGATATATTATCGGGATTATGTCAGTTATGCCTAAAACAGCTTATCAACAAGGTATACCAAAACATTTCAAAAAACTTGACAAGTTTGACTACTATTGGCCAAGCTTTGCAAACATTGGAGAACAGCCAATTCTTAACGAAGAGCTTTATCACCAAAACAACCCAACAGACGCTGAAACTTTTGGATACACACCAAGATATGCAGAGTATAAATATATACCTAGTACAGTTCATGGAGAGTTTAGAACATCATTAAACTTCTGGCACATGGGTAGAATATTTGGTTCAAAACCAACACTAAACCAAGACTTTATAGAGTGCGATTCAGCAGAAGTTGATAGAGTATTTGCAGTAGATGCAGATACAGAACACCTATACGTTTATTTACATAATGAAGTAAAAGCAACTAGA